CATCAACTTTTGTAACCATAATTAAGTTTCCGTAACCATCATCGCGAATATTTACAGGAAGGAAAGCGGAAGTGTCATTTTCAATAAGGGATGCAGATGATATCTGATTACCATTTGTACTACCAGTTAGATTTAGCAGATTTTCTGTGTAACCAGTAGCATAAAATGTTCCACTCTTAACAGTTGAATACTTTGGCACACAAGTACCGCTATCAGTACCTGTTCCACTACCTCCGTGCTTATCTGCACCAGACAAGTCATTAGGATTAGCGATTTCATTACCAAAGTCAATACATTGAGTAAATGTTTGACCAAAGTTAAATCCTTCAACGTTCATACCCAATGTCATATGAGTCACATTACCACTAATAGAAGGATCTGATGAATCGATCATCGTTTGGTAAGCAGAGATATCAATACGACCATTAAATCGAGTTGATTCTGCTTGAGAGTTGTACTGATCGATAGCTCCAAGAACTTTAGACGCAATTTCATTATTTGATAGTGTAGTCTTATTACCGTCAAAGAATGCCCAAGTTTTTGGTCTAATAAAGAGGGTAATTGGGTCAACGATAACTGGTTCAATCGCAGCAATGGAATATTTTTGTAAATCTGTTCTGATTCTCTTTTTAGTCGTGGTATTAAGTAAAGCACCTGATTTTGTCCTAATTGAAATGTATACTTTTCCGTATACTGGAGGTTGTAAGCGTTCTCCACCGTAAGCAGTTACTGCTTTTGCCTGTGGATACACTTTTTTAGTAATGTATTCATAATCTGACTCAGTAACAGCTCTGTTCTGACTGTTAAATGCTCTAGGAGCGTTAAATTTAATACTTAGGGTAGTCTCTAAGTCCTCACCATCTTGAGCACCGTCTACGGTCACTAGAGAGATGCTAGAGGTACTAACAAAACGTCCAGATGAATCTACTACACGACCAATGAAGCTAAATCGCTTACATCCATTAGCAGCAGTTCCTTCTGTCTTCACATATTGAAGTTTAATAACCTCACCTGCGATTAGTTGACGACAAATGACTCCATCACCAAAAACTACATTATATCTTTGGTCATCAGTCTCCTCAAGGAAGTATCCACGAGTAGTTCCGTCAACATCTACAATATTTTCTACTAAGTTATAAGTATCGATCTCTTCAGACTGTGCGTTAGGTGAAATAGACACTTTTAGTAGATCAGTGTCAATATTTTCAGAAGGAATTAGATATGTTCTCTTCTTAACGTCATCTACAATGTATTCATAGTTTAAAGTGTTACCTTGATAGATGATAACTTGTTGGAATGTTGCAATTCCAGTACCTTGATCAACAGTAGCAGTAAGATCAGAAGGTAGAGTAAATGTATATCCTTGTCCAGCAGTTGTAGAAACAAATACATCACCTGCAAGCATAGTTACGCTGCTAGGATAGTCTGTACTTCCTCCAATGGTAGAAGTTTGCACTGCAAACCTTACGCACGCTTTAGGTGCCTTTACAGAGCGTGGTGTGTAGTTTAATTGTTTTGCAATTTTAACAACATTATCTCTAATCGTCGCAGATTCAAGAAATGCTTCATTCATCGCCATATTAGCGGTGAAAGATGCATAGTAAGTGTTATATGATAGAACATCTAAAAGATATGACGCAGCAGAACCATCAAAATCGTAATCTGTAAACTCATCTCTTGTTCTGAGGTACGATCTAATAGATTCTCTGATCTCTGTGAAATCTAGCGATGTTAAATTGGATGGGATTGCTGCCATTATACTTTCTCCAATAAGAAATCAACAGTTTGTACGAGTTTTTCTCCTACAATGGTGTAATCAACTTCCACTTCAAGTTCATTTGGGTCACCAGGTGTCATTCTTATCGCATTAACCTTGATTCGTGGTTCGAAAGTCTTCAATACGTTAAACATTTCTTCTTTAAGTTCCTCAGACATAAAAACATCATAAGGTTCAAAAAGCATTTGACGTAAACGAGATCCTTTTGTTGGTTGGAAAGGTCTCTCTCCAAAACCAGTGAGAATAAGGTTTTTCATCGCTTGCTTAATGGCATTTTCATTCTTCACAATAGAAAAATCCTCAGTATTGGGGTTTGCTTTCATCCCTATACTGAGGTCACGGAATTGACGTGATAAATTTCTTTCTGCGTTAAATCGATACGCCACTAAACGGTATTCTTGACTTTATATGTCTATTTAGTCACTTTCCTTGCCCTCGGTACCTCTTCTTTGCATTGTTGCGTGAAGTTGCACTTAATTTAGTATGTTTACCCATCCCTTGACGAGTCTTTTTGGGTGTTGCTTCCTTAAGTGTATTGGTACTGGAATAAACTGCCATAGTAATTTTCTAACTGGTGTAATTATATCATATTGAGATTAACCTGCCAACACATTTGGACTTCCAAACGCAATAGCAGAGGAACACGGCCAAGATTTACCAGTTACACCAAAACCTAGAGGGTCTGTAAGACGACCTATAGGAATCTTAAACGCAAATACAGTAAATGTAGTTGCCCATAGTGTTCTTCCGTGTCCAACTCCCTTCATATCTTCTATAGTAAGTAAACTACAGTTGATAGGAGTAGGTATAATGCACATTGCCTTACCACAAGGGCACACATAGTTAATAATATTGGTTGTGATACTTCTGTGTGTGGTAAAAGTATCAGAATTTATCATTATAGGTAAACCATTTACCAAAACTGTTGCTCGCATAGGATTGAGAGCAGTTAATGGAATTAATGGTGTTGGCGGCCATAAACAAGTTTTGTCCTTAACAATAATTGGCAATTCAATAGGAGGACTATTGCAAGGTTGTGTACTATGAATAGTCGAAGGAATAGGAATACCGTGACCTGTGTCAGGTAACCCATTGTGATTCGCAACTGGTTTTAAGACTCCTAATGCCATTACTGTTCTGGTTCAATTATGTCGCATTCATCGAAATACGGATTACCATATCTCTTCAATGACTGAGTTAATAGGTGAGTTGCACCTGGCAAGTAATTTGCCCAATGCATATTCCCATTAAAAGGTCCTAATGATATGTATGGGTTATCTTCGTTGGTTTTACCTGTATCAAATGCCACAGTAGAGTGAACAATGTTCTGCAATGCAGCACACTGACCATATTGGTTCAATGTACTACTCTGCACCCACGTGGATGGGTTTGAGAATGGTTGACCTGTACATATGTCATCAGACGCGAGCCCATTACCGTTGTTATCATATCCACTGTAAACATTAAGTACGCCATCAGCTACGAAATTGTGCCAGCACGGATTAGGAAACTTGTTATTTGAACACGAAGCGAACTGTATTGTGTTATAGGTGTGCGTGTACGTGTTATTCGGAGGGTTCAACATCGTGTCTACAATGACCACTGTGCCACTTCCGTAACTGGAATAGTTGTTCGGACCTACCCACGTAGCTAACTTCTCTAGTTCTGATCCATAGAAGTCAAATGTATTCTCATCACCTGCTTCAGGAACGAAACTATATGTACCATCTCCATTAGCAAAACAGCGACCTTCCAAGTTACCACCACGATTACAAGCGTGTGAGTTGCCTGTCTTATCATTTCCACTACCATCTTCTACAGGTCTTGGTCTAGTAAGAGTGGGTTTTGGTAGAGATTCTAACCAATCAAGGAATTCTTGGTTAACTGCTTCACCTTTTTTAGATACATCACCCTCTACACTAATAGAAACACGTACTTGAGCGAACTCTTCCTTACTTCCGCAATATTTGTATGGGATAAATCCGTAAGTTTTGTACTTACCATACTGATCATATCCAGCAGTAGGGCAAGGTACATCAAAAAATCTCTTTACACCATATAATTTTGCTTGGAATGTCTCTAAACAAGCACCACCAAACATACCTGGCAGACCATTTGAAGTTTTTTCTTCCAAATAATTGGAATGTGCAGCATTATTGCTTATCGTAGGACTTAAAAACTTGTTTAGTTCGTTTGCCATAGGTGTTCCACCAGGTGAGGAACTCACTCCGTTAGCATATGTACTTGGATCTAAGATATTTCCCATCCTATACCAGTTCTTACCCATATCAGGTGACAAACATTCTGACGGAATCTTGTCACAGAACTTAGTTTTCTCGTCTTTTTCAAGATCTGCTACACCAATATACCCAGTTACATAGTCTGTTTGTATAGAAGTATCGATAGATTTGAATCCTTCCTTCATAATACGGAGTGGATCTTGCATTGCATCTCTCACTTCCTTCGGTGTTTCATCATTATCGAGGGTTTCTTCGATTGCACTCTGCATTCCAGGTACACCTGCACCCCCTTCTGTGTCTCCTCCAATGAATGTATCCTCCCTAGATTCCTTATCACGCTCTACAATACGGACTCCAACATCCTCACCTGGTTGATAACCCGCACCAGGATCCAATATTGTCACATTTTTGATACAACCTTCCTCATTTAGTATAATAGATGCCTTTGCTTGCTTTACATTTTTGGTATAACCTGCGTCAGTTTCGAATTTTTGCTTCTCAATATACTTTGCTACCTTCCTACCTGCCTTATTTGACTGCTCAAAGTCCTCTGTAGTCTGAAAATTCAGCTGTGGTTCACCAGAAATACCATCTGTAAACATTTCTGGGATGTTTGCAGCAGTATCAGTGAACCCTTCCACTCTTCTAATGTCTGGAATAGAGATAATAATCTCAGGATCTTTATAATCCTTGCCCGCATTGATAATTTCTATCTCCTCAATCTCTCCTTTTTCATTAATATATGCTTGTAAGACCGCTTCATCAAAGTTTCTTTGTGGAATTAGAGCATCATTATCAATTTCTGCCTTATAATATGACAATTTCTTTGGAAATTCGTACACACCAAAGAATGCTGCCTTATCTGGAATACCATAACCTGCCAATATTGAAGCAGTTCCACCGTTTGTAGAGGTATATGTGCTCTGATATGTGAATACACTACCCTTCACACCATTTATAGTTTGCAATCTCATATATCCACAACGCAATTCATCACCAAAATATCGCACTGACTGTATCAACCACCCATTTATCGTTTCACCAGGTGTATAGAAACCTGTCTCTGTGGTATATCTAAAGAATACCATCAGGTCATCAGTTCCTACAGCCCAGAATGACTCAGGTAAACCACCAGAATTGGGTGCATCCACTGAAATATGGGTCTTTTTGGTAGCCCAAGCGTCTTCACGCATCTCATAGTAGTAAGAATGGTATGTTGTATGTGGATCGTGAGGACAATCAGCAGTTGATGGGTTACAAGGAGCATCAGTTGTAATTAAATTAATGCCATATATCGGTCCTGAGAACGGAAATGTCGTATCATACAGATAATAGACGAATTGACCCTCAAAAGCGTCGTGAAAACCCAAAAATCGGGGTAAACAGGCTTTTACAGCACCATTTTTGCCATAAAACCACTCAAAATTAGCTTTATCGTCATTTATTTCAACATTATCTGGATTTCCCCAACCTAAAGTGCTTGCAGGAGGTGATTGTTGGTTATATTGGAGCTCAGAGAACCCTCCTGTCCAGTTATACCAGTTAGATCTGTTCACCTCACCTGTGTTTATAGGTTTACCTACGTCAACATATTGATTTCTATAGCGTGGAGCAGTGCGATTGAACACATATCCATATATTCCCTGATACTGATAATCTTGATTTAGTGGATTAGGGGTGTTAGGTACACCTGCCACATCTGTTTGTAAATTGACTTCCTTTGTAGGATCTGTAGTATAGAGGTCGTCTACAGGGTCAGCTCTGCGGTAATGATACAAAGGTAGTAGATCTTCTGTAGGGTGAACAACACCAGCCGTGGTAGCAGCCGCCTGACTTGTCCAAATGTACCCAAGTTCCCTTACCGCACCTGTAGACGACGAGGATAGGTATGAGTTAAAATTTGCAGCATCGTAGTGTAAGTAAACAGCAGTGTTACCAGTATGACTATCTTTTGACAATAGGAAGACTTCTCTTCCGTTACGTGGTTCCTTATTATACCTTGCAGGATTCATAGGAACATTATCATCCAAATCTACTTGGTCATAGTACAGATGATCTCCTCTCCTACCAGAATACCAACGATATATCTCTCTTCTCTCCGCAAACGCATATTCAATCGCTGTTTGTTGCTGCGTTCCAATGTAATAGACCTCATCCCTACCAAACTGATAGGAACCAGGTCCGCTAGTACCAGGATTAATTGAATATGTACCGCCTGTCGCATTCTTATCAACTGACATCTCTCCATCAGAACCCGACACCACTAGATTTCCTATCTCTGGTGCATCAGCAGCAGTATAGGTTCTATTATAGTCGTGTGAATCAATCGGGTTCGGATAACTCCGACCTGTCTCTATCAGGTAGGCTCCCATTTATTGCAATGTCTTCTTCAATCTTATTTAGACGCTCATACAGATCGTCAAAGACACCTCGTAGATCAGAATAGGAATCGTGACCTGGTATCTTGTACTGAATCATATTTGCACCTTTACTTAAGAACCCCTCAGTAGTCTTTACTTTGATAGCAAGGGATTTGATTGATTCTGCAATTTTTACGAATCTCCATTCAAGTTCTTCTTGATAGTTTTCAAACTGTGGTACGTCGTTCATTTTTTATTTACAGCACGATAGTCTAGTTCGGTAGCGATTGCCATACCAACTGTGTAGAGTGCATAAGCACCTCCAAAGATAATAAAAAGTTCCATAGTTAAGTGTAAATGTTTCCTGAGAGTGAGATCCTCTGTCCCGACGAGACAAAAGGATACACATAATGGTTTAACCAACTAGGAAATATATAGAACTCTCCCACTTGGGGTTTAATAGGTCCGTAAGTATTCCTATTATGTTGTATCCTCTCTCCATACTGAAAGAACAAGGAACCTGCTATCTCTGTCTCTTCGTAAATACCTTTTGGCACATCTAAGAATGCAACCAGACTTAAGTCACCATCGTGGTTGTGAACAGGTTGCCAATCACCTGCTACTGCAAAGTTTACCCATAAGGGTTCAATACTATGTAATCTCTGTTCTCCCAAATACTCGTGCACTGCATAGTTGAAGGGAGTCATCATCCCTTCTTCTGGATAGAAGTATAACTGCTCATTAACCTGACCTGCAAGGATAGGAGATGCATCA